GTAGTCAATAAAATGCCACGGACAGAAAAACAGCCTCGAATGGTTCAACAAGTAAAGTATGCACCGCAACTGACTTATATCACCAAGTATGAAGATTTATTTGATGACAAAGGTAACCCCGTCATTGTGGATGGGCAAAAATATCAAAAACCAGTTACCCATATTCAAACAGATAAAAATGGTACTCCAATCTTGAGCAATCAACCTGTTATCAATGATAAAGGCGAACCAGTTTTTGAATGGGTGCAAGCAGTCGACAGTGAAGATCAACCGATCTTTGATGATGTGCCCGTGCTCGATGCCGACGGCAATCAGATTTATGATGAGGTAACTTATGAGCCTCAGCAGTGATTATCAAAAACTCTATGTTGATGGGTTAATTACACTATTTGAATTAGATGCCAGCGCTTTAGGTGCTGGCATTTTACGTTTTCATGGCCATATCGCTTTTCAAGGCTGGGAAAAGATATATTCATCTATTGGATCAGATGGGTTGATTGGGGCTGATACTGGTTTGATCGGTAAAGTTTATGATGTCGGTACAGATAAAGTTTGGCATCGTAATATCATTTGGCAAGGCAAGACTTTTTCAGCAATGGCAATTCAAGCTGATGGCATGGAAATGAATTCCACAGGTCGAGCATCAAGCCCAACCTTATCAATGGCTAACAATATAGATGGATTACAAAATGCGGTATCGGCTTATTGTTTACAGTTCAACGATTTTGCAGGTGCAAGACTTACCGTAATTTCCGCATTGGCTAAATATCTTGATGCTGAAAATTTCAGTCAAGGTAATCCAACTGCATCGAATGAGGCTGAAAATCAGCTTTGGTTTATTGAACAAAAAACCTCAGAAAACAAGGAGCAAGTGACTTTTGAATTGTCGAATCCAATCGACTTTGAGGGTCAGCGTATTCCAATACGGCAAATCAGTAGCCAATGCCATTGGTGCATGATGGGTAATTACCGTGGTGAAGATTGTGGTTATACAGGCGCAGCCATGTTCACTGAAAAAAACGAACCTACAGACAATCCAGCCCTGGATAAATGTGGTGGGCGTTTAAGTTCCTGCAAGATCCGAAAAAATGAAGGCAGTTTTGGCGGTCAGCCTGCTGCTAATCTAGTTGGGTGATTTATGAAATTATCAGCAAAGCTCAAAAAAGCAATTCATTTACATACTGCAGAAATGTTCCCGGGTGAATGTTGTGGTGTGATTGTGAATAAGGAATATATTCGTTGTCAGAATATTTCAGATCATCAGGACCAGTTTGAAATTGATCCTGTAGATCTTGCACACGCTGAAGATATAGGTGAAATTCAAGCCTATGTGCATTCACATCCGAATGCTTCAGCAAGGGCTTCTGAGCTGGATTTAATCCAAATTGAATTGCATAAAAAGACTTGGGTCATATGTGCTTATCCCGATATTGAATTTCAGGTCTATGAGCCTTGTGGCTATCAAGCACCTTTAATTGGACGTAATTATCAGCATGGTTGGCAAGATTGTTATTCACTGGTTCGGGATTTCTATCAGCGTGAATATGGCATCGCATTACCTGATTTTGAGCGCTTAGATCGTTGGTGGGAATCTGCTGAAAATGCTTCTTTGTATTTGGATAACTTCAGTAAAGCAGGTTTTAGTGAAGTGAAAGATTTGCAATATGGCGATGTCATGTTATGTCGAGTTGGACGCACTGAGCATGTTAATCACGCGGTGATTTGGCTTGGTGATAATGGTGCATTGAAATCAGAACAAACGGAGCCTTGTGTGGGGTCTTCACTGATTTTACATCACCCGTATAACCGTAAATCAATACGTGAAGTGTTTGGCCAACAATGGCAAGAACGGGTTGCCATCACAGTGAGACATCGAGATGTTAAAAACAATTAAGCTCTATGGTGTACTTGGTCAAAAATTTGGTCATCAATTTAAACTTGATGTTGCGAGCCCACGTGAAGCGATTCGTGCTTTATCCGCTCAAATTGATGGATTTGAAAATTACATGTTGAGTGCGCATGAACGTGGTTTGGCTTTTGCTATTTTTACTGATTCAAAATCTAAACAGCGTGGCAAAAAAAAAGCAGCATGTTTTGATGCATCAACAGGACGAATTATTTCTGGCCACAATATTGGTGTGTCTGAAATAGATATGCTCACAGATACAAGTGAAATCAAGATTGTGCCACGTGTTCTGGGTGCAGGTGGTGATAACGGAGTATTGCAGCTGGTTCTTGGTGTTGTATTGATTGTTGCTGGCTTTTGGACAGGTGGGGCAACATCAAATATGGGGGTTGCTTTGATCGGTGCTGGTGCAGGCATGGTGATGGGTGGTATCGCTCAAATGCTCGTACCTAAAGTTGATCCAAACGCCAACCAAAATCAGGATGGCAACCGTGCAAACTATGGTTTTGGTGGGGCAGTAACGACGATTGCTCAGGGTAATCCAGTGCCCGTATTGCGTGGTAAACGAGAGATCGGTGGATTCATTGTGTCGGCAGGGCAATATCCTGAAGACATGATGTAAATAGAGTTGAGTCCTGGCGCATTAAGCGCCTTTTTTATGCTTGAGGAATTTATGAATACACCAATTAAGGGCGCAAAAGCTGGGGCACAACAGCCACGTCAGCCAGTGATTGATCTTGACTCAGCACAATCTAAAACTTTTATAAAAATTCTTTATGGTTTGTCTGAGGGTCCAATTAAAGGTTTGGCCAATGGGTACAAATCCATATTTTTAGATGACACACCTTTGCAAGATGCAAATGGCAATTGGAATTTTGAAAATGTCAGTGTAGATACTCGTGATGGTACAAATGATCAAACCTATATTGAGGGATTTCCAGACATTTCATCAGAAACAGCGATTGGGGTTGAATTAAAGTCTGAAACACCATGGATCAAAGCATTTAATAATACAGAACTTGATGCGGTTCGTTTGCGCTTACGTTGGGGACCATTACGTCAACAAAATGAGAGTAATGGTGATTTGAATGGATATACCATCCGTTATGCAGTTGATGTGCAAACCGATGGTGGTACGTGGTCTGAAGTCTTAAATACTCAAATTTCCGATAAAACCTCAGCAAACTATGAACGTTCACATCGTATAGATTTACCGAAAGCCGACTCAGGCTGGCAAGTGCGTATTCGACGTTTAACACCAAACACAAGTTCAGAATTTATCAGCGATAAAATGTATGTGCAGGCAGTCACAGAGGTTATTGACGCAAAACTACGCTATCCAAATACAGCATTGCTTGGGCTTCGTTATGATGCACAAACATTTTCAAATGTCGCAAAAATGGCAGTTGAATGCGAAGGTATCGAAATTCTAGTACCAAATAACTATAACCCTGAAACGCGTATCTATACTGGGCTGTGGGATGGTAGCTTTAAACGAGCATATACCAACAATCCAGCATGGCATTTTTATGATGCTTGTATTGCTAAGCGCTATGCTTTGGGTAATCGCATCAATTCATCCATGATTGATAAATGGTCAATTTATCGTTTAGGCCAGTATTGTGATCAGCTGGTGCCAGATGGTAAAGGGGGGCAAGAACCACGATTTACTTTAAATGTTTATGAGCAATCTCAGGATGATGCTTGGTCTGTATTGTCCAAAATGGCGGGGTCTTTCAGAGCTTATATTTATTGGGATGGTCAGGCCATTGTCTGTGATGCCGATATTCCACAAGACACGCTATACACTTTCACCAGTGCCAACGTGATTAATGGGCGGTTTGAATATTCAGGCACACGTGTACGTGATCGACATACCATTGCCAAAGTGGCTTATGACAATCCAGAAAATCGTTATAAAACTGTATATGAAATTGTGCGTGATGAGGCAGCCATTGCAAAGTATGGCATTCGCATCTTAGATATTTCTGCCTATGGCTGTACTTCAGTGGGGCAAGCGCAGCGCGCAGGAAATTGGGCATTAAAAACTGAACAATTTGAAACTCGAACTGTGACTTTTAAAGTTGGCCTAGATGGTTTTATTCCGCGGCCAGGTAAAGTGATTGAAATTGCTGATCCAATCTTTGCTGGTCGTGCCAATGGTGGACGTATTTCTTCAGTGAGTGCTGATTTAAAAAGTATTACTGTTGCTCGTGATGATGTTGTATGTCGCGCTGGTGATCGCTTGGTGGTAAATGGTGAAGATGGCAAGGCACAGGCGCGAATTGTTCAGTCAAAAAATGGCAGAGTAATTACCGTTGTGGCTGCATTCGATTCTGTAGCAGCGCAGAACGTGTGGATTGTGGATGCTCAAGACTTGGCGACAATGAAGTTTAGAGTGGTATCAATCAGCCGTGATGATACACATCAATTCACAATAACTGGCTTGCAATACAATCCAGCAAAGTTTGATGCGATTGATCAAGGCACATTTATTGATGATCGTCCAATTACAATCATTAATCCAAATATTCAGTCACCTGTAGAATCTGTATCAGTTTCTACAGATGAAATGGTGCAACAAGGATTAACGGTTGCCACGATGTTAATCTCTTGGCCACAAGCAACCAGTGCTGTGAAGTATTTGGTAGAGTGGCGCAAAGATGATGGCTCTTGGATCAAGATGCCGATAACGGGTAACAACTCTGTTGAAGTTCAAGGGATTTATTCAGGAAATTACCAGGCAAAAGTCACAGCGATTAATGCGTTTGAAGTGGCTTCTTTACCTACTTATTCAATTTTAACTGAGTTAAAAGGTAAACAAGGAAATCCACCAGCATTGGCTTTTATTAATGCAACGGGAATTTTATTTGGTATCAAACTTGAATGGGGCTTTCCTGTGGTTGGTGCACTGGATACGGCTTATACAGAGATTCAAGTTTCACCCGATGGTGTAAGTAATATTGCGCAATTGGGCTTATTCGCATACCCAACAAGCACACATACATTGCAAGGATTACAGCCTAATCTAAAACAATATTATCGTGCGCGTTTGATTGATCGAATTGGAAATATTGGTCCTTGGTCAAGCTGGACCAATGCAACCACTTCAGCGGATGCATCAGATATTTTGGAAATCTTGGAAGGTAAGATTACTGAAACGCAACTTCATCAGGACCTGCAAACTAAGATTGATCATATTGATGCGATTGACGCTGAAATAGAACCAATTAAACAGGACATTCAGAATACAAAGGATCAGATCAATCAAGAAATTATTGATCGTCAATCTGCAATTCAACAAGCGAAAGATGGCTTATCACAACAAATAATTGATGGTGATGATGCAGTACTTCGGGTTGTTGATACGGTTAAGAAATCTAATGAGGATGGGATAGCAGCTACACAATCAGAAATTAAGGTTGTTGCAGATAATCTGAAATTAACTGCTGAAAAAACGGATGGCGTATATGCGCAAATTAATCCTCCTTTGATTGGTTCATCATCTGATCTGATCGGTAATGATCAAGGCTTTGCAGGAACCTGGTCACTTCAATCCGCAATAATTGAAGATGATCTAGTTTTAAGCAAGCGCATTGATACAACTGTTGCGCAAGTCAATGATGTTCAAGCCTTTGCACAGCAAGAAGTTCAAGCGCGTATTGATGGAGATAAGGCCACTGTACAAAAGATTGATACTTATATTGTTGAGAATGATCAAGCTTTAGCAACTGTGCGAAATTCAGCACAAATTGCAGTTGAGAAATCAAATTCAAATGCGGTGTTAATTGATGCTTTAAATTTAGAAATTAAAGACAAAGCAAGTACTGGTGCTTTAAATCAGGTCAAGTCCGATTTGACCGCTGTTGATAATCGCGTTATTGCGAATACAACCATGCTGAATGGCGTGTATGCGCAAATCAATCCGCCATTGATCGGTTCTGAGTCTGATTTGATTGGAAATTCTAGCGGTTATGCTGGCGTATGGTCTGAACAATCAGCACGAATCGAAGCAGATATGGCGCAAGCCATTCGGACGGATACAGTCCAAACAGAATTGAATGGTAATAAAGCTGCCGTTCAAGAAGTTACACAATCTGTTAATGGTCTTTACGCGCAGAAATTTATCAAGCTTGATGTGAATGGGAAAATTGCAGGGTGGGGTGGCGCAAATAATGGTGTTGAATCTCAATTTATTTTAAATTTTGATTCATTCGCTATTGGTAGTGGAAATAGCACAGGTTATTACCCTTTTATATTTCGAACTACACCATTTACTGATCCTGTTACAGGAACTGTTTTCCCTGTCTCAGCTTATCTAAAAGCTGCAATGATGGATTACCAATCAGTGAATACATCTCATATTGTTGATTTATCTGTTAAGACGGCCAAGATTGATTCTTTGGCTGTGACAACTGCAAAAATTGACAATTTAGCTGTGACAGAGGGGAAAATAGCAAACCTTGCGGTAGATACGTTAAAGATCAAAGACAATGCTGTGACTGTTCCTGTTTCGGCATTTGCTGAAGCGAATCTGACCATTGGTACAAGTTATACCACTGTGCAAACTTTGGCTGTACCAGCAGATATGGGCCATACGATCTTAACTTTTGGATCTGTATTTAGCTTTGTGGGTTACACATCGAGTCAGCGTTTACTGTGTCGAGTACTCAAAAATGGATCTGTCATCTTTGAAGATTTAGAAGTGCATTTTATTGATTATGCTTCTGTTGGTACAACGACTCAAAACAGTGGGCAACATAATCACAGTATAACCGTCAATGTTAGTGGCTCAATGACCGATTCAGGAAGCCATTCGCATTCATTCAATGGTAATACCCAAAACTCAACAGCTGGAACAATTTCGGGTTCTTCACATAACCATAGTTACAATGGATCGACCAACACAACGGGTTCACATAGCCATAATTTAAGTTTGTCGGGAAGTGCATCAATGGGTTTAGACGGGATTCATAATCACAATGTTGAGATTAGAGGCAGTGCTCGAAGTGCAGGAACCTTAAATATTTCAAGACATGATTCCACATTGATTGCGGGAACGTTTGAGCTTCAATTGCGCTCAGATTCTGGCGGCAATGTGAATGTATCACAGCGTTATATTCACGCAATGACGATGAGGAAATAATGGCATATTTTGCAGTGTATTGTATTGAAACAGGTGTCATTCTAAATGTTGTTGAATGCCCTGAATTCTTAAAGCAAAGAATACATCTTGATCCAGGTCAAGATGTATTACAAATAGAGGACCAGATAGAGCAACAGCGTTATCTGGTCAAAAATCAGCAGCTGGTTGAAAACCAATATTATTTGAATTGAAAGCACCTATTGAGGTGCTTTTTTATGCCTAAATTCAGGGGGTGGCATGGAATTATGGAAATGGTTTCAAGAGCTGATTACTACTTTTGGAACTGCAATCACTTCATTTTTTATGGGGTTTGTCATGGCTTATTTACGAACGAAAAAGAAGGCTGGCAAAGGAGATTTAGCAGAGTCAATCATGTGTGGTCTTTTTGCTGTTGGTGTTTGGACGTTTTTAGAGTGGATGCATATTCCGCAAATTGTAGCTGTCGGGCTGGCATCTGGTATCGGTTATATGGGTACTCATTTTGTGAGTAATCTAATTGAAAAGAAGGTAGATAATGAAATTAATAGATAACTGGAAACAGTCATATAAACTCAAATCAGTACAGATCGGCGCTTTAAGCGCCATTTTTTTTGCTTTGAGTTTATTCTCTGAGCACTTTTTGACTTTATGGAATGTTATTCCACAGGAAGTTAAAAACTCAATCCCCGAACAATGGAAAGAATACGTTGGTGCATTTGTCGGTGTTGCTATGATATTGGCACGTTTGAAAAAACAGCCTGAGTTGCATGAACCACAGTTGAATTTAACAGGTGTCAATACACTGATCTCGGCAACAGTATCCACTACAAATGATTTAGCTTGGATGATTGAAGCCAAGAAGCATTTAGGCTTAAAAGAAAACACAAGCAAAACAGCTCATAACCCAACAATCCTAAAATGGCTAAAATCGCTTGGTGCTTGGTGGCAAGAAGATGAAACACCTTGGTGTGGTACTTTTGTGGCTTGGTGTCTGAAGACTGCAGGTATTGCATATCCAAAGCACTGGTACCGCGCATTAGATTATGTGAACTATGGATCTAAATTAGCAAAACCCGCTTATGGTTGCGTAGCGATTAAAACTCGTAGCGGTGGCGGTCATGTTTGCTTTGTAGCAGGTCGAGATATCAAAACTGGTAAACTGGTTTGTATAGGCGGCAACCAGTCAAATATGGTTTGTTATGCACTATATAATGAGTCAGATTTTCAGGAATTCCGCTGGTATGGCAAGACAAGTAGACCAGCTGAGACGCGGTATAAGTTGCCAGTTTTAAGTGGGGTAACTTCTACCAAAGTGACGGAAGCCTAGTAGCATTATTTGCAAAATATAACTTTGGCCATGTTTGGTAGTAAGTGTGGCTAAAGTTCTTAAATTTTGTAATCCATTGTTTTTAATTGCATTCTTGTTTTTCATAAGGTGGCAAAATATTACAAAAAGAATGCCCTCATATGGGAATTTTAAGTTGTAATTGAGATGCTTTAAATTAATTTTTCATTTAATATAAATATATTACTATCACTTTGACAATTACAATGAACAAGATTTTAGACTTTCTTTGGGATAATAAAGATATTTTAATACCTACCACCATACCAGAACATGGGTATAAAAAACTTAAAAAAATTCAGAGACAACAACGAGTAAAAAAAGGGCTTAATGCAGATAAACCTAAAAAAAAAACTACAGGTATTAAAATGATTGATGGGCTAATTAATTCAGCCATTAAAGATATTGTTAAGCCTAAAGTCGGTTCTGTTGTACATTGTGGTTTGTTAATGAATCAAATAGAGCATTCTGGTATTTATGTCGGATACAATAAAATTGTTCATCTCGATGGTTCTGGAAGAATTGAAATAGTATCCCCAAAAGTTTTTTTAGATAGATTGGATGGTATGAACTTAGCCACTAATATTTATGTTTCTTGTCGAAATGGTAAAGCTGTTGCATCAAAGAGAGCTGCAGAAAGAGCTAGATCTAAAATTAATCAGACAATTAACTACTCTGTAATTTCAAATAATTGCCATATGTTTACTTCAGGATGCCTAACTGGTGATTTTAAAAATAACGATAATTGGTTTTCACACTTAGAAGAAACTGTTGAAAAAGAACTTAAAATGAATGAGTGGCGAGTTTGGGATTTATCTTAAGTAAGAATAATATGATACAAATTGTAAGGTACTGTAGATAATTTTTCATATCAATTACTGAATGCTGCTTTGACCTAAACTCCTTAAATTGGAATCAGGGCAGGGTAAAGAAATCACATTATGGATCATTGATACAGTTGCAAAATACAATGAATGTAGTGTTTTGAATGATGCGAAGAATAAGGCTCTTAGTTGAGGGCTTTATTTTGAGAAATTAATACAAGGATAGTGGTATATTATTGATAAAATTTAAGGTGAAATAAACTACATGAACAAAAAACAAAAGATAATGTTAATAATAAGAATTACTCAATTCTTTGTAAAATTATTTGCAGTTCTTTTTTTTGGCCTTGGTGTGCTTTTGGTTTTTACAATTTTATTTTCGCCTATTGGTTTTTTTATGATTCCTATTGGAATTGCGATATTCGAGCTTATTCCAAAATATTTAAATAAGGTGCTAAATAGAAAGTTGCGGTTGTTGGATTTTGACACCAACCAAGGTAATCAGTATTAACTCAATATTACAAAAATTGAAAATAATACTTTGACCATGTTTGGTACCAAGCATGGTAAATTTCTTGAGTTTTATAGTTTTTTAATAAATTTTAATAGGGTGTTTAAATGGAAAACGTATTGGAAAATAACTATTTCTTAGATGGATCGGAAAAAATCCCAAAGGATTGGCGTAAAAAAATCGTTGATATTGTTGAGATTTTCAAGAATATAAATTTAGAAAAGCTTAATGAAATCGAAGATATGGAATACATTGAATTGGACCATGCGCAAGATATGTTAAGTAATCTGGATTCTTGTGATGTTTCTTTAGTAAGCTTACCAAATGAAACATGGGAAAGCTCAAGTTGCATTTATTTTGGGGATGGTTGGCAGGTTTTTATTGATTTATACACTAAAGAAGAGGGTAGAAGTGATTTTATTTTAACATTTGTTGTGATGAAAAATGGGCCAAATCTTATTTTTACTTTAGATAATATTTATGTTCCATAATTAAATTGAAGAAATATTTAATGTTATATTATTTAAATATTTCATGGGTAAACTTTGACTGATGAAACGAGTAATTTTTATACTTTTATTTGCAATTAATCCAAGTGTTTATGCAAATAATATTAGTATCGATACTGAGAGTTTTATAAATTCAATAAAATATGCAGAAAGAAATCCTGATTTTATTGAGAGAGGTGAAACAGGGGATGGAAGTCAGTTTGTAACTTTTCGTGAGAGAAAGCTTGACCATGATAATGTTAAAGTTGTAATCGAGAAAGCATTTAATGCCGATAGTAACTCTCTAGTACGTTTGTCGATTATACAGCATAATCTATCCTGCATCCCAAACACAACACAAAGGACTTTTTATTTTTTTGATTTATCCGGTAAATTAATCACCATGAAAGAGCAAAATGAAACAGTATTACCTATGGAATTCAAAGAAATTGCATGTTCTGAAAAAAAGTAATGTACTCTATTGTGTTTAAAACTAGTAAGTATAGGCTCTAAATGTAATGACAATTTCGCCAAAACAACAATAAAACTTTCGTATCATGTATATAAAAATGAGTTTTGTCATAAAAAAACCCACTCTAGAGTGGGCAATGCCGGACATCATTTCTACTTATTGACCATTCTCTCCAATGGTCAAATTTAGTACATCTTGTTTTATTTTGGATAAAAACGCAGCGAAATGGTTGGGTTAAATGCTAAGAATCTTTAAATTTCATAGATTGTGTAATATAAAGGGTAATTACAATTAAAATAATATTGAAACAAGAATTCAATAATAAATACTAGTCTATCTTATAAGATTGAATACTAAATAAATTTTTCGATAGGATGAAAGTATGAGCCATAGTAAGCAACTCAGCATATTTGATGTCTTAAAATTTAGTCATGAAAAGCAAAGAGAATTATCTGATAAGTTAATTGAAACTACTGGCAATTCAGAAGAAAGAAAGCATTATTTCTCATTGTTGAAAAATGAATTATTTGCACATGCTGTGGCTGAAGACAGGTATTTTTACATACCTCTTATGATGACAGATGCAGGTTTGAATATTACAAGGCATGCTCTGTCTGAGCATCACGAAATAGATGAGTTACTTGAGCAACTTACAGAAAAAGAACTCAATAATCCGAGTTGGTTACGTATAGCAAATCAGCTACGTAAGCTTGTACATCATCATTTAGATGAAGAAGAGCATAAATTTTTCCAACAATCTGGCAAAATTTTAAAAGATGATGAAAAACTAAGCTTAGCTAAAAAGTATCAACATGAATATGATAAATATATTGATAAAGACAAAACGAGTTTAGTTCATCAATGATTTAAACTTTTTTAAATTTAGTTAGACAGATAAGACAGATTTGAAAATTGATCATTTGATGACAGGAATGCCAATCAAATTGATTGGCATTCTTGAAATAGCAAATTACTTTAGGTAAAAGCTATAATGTTTGCCACTCATTTCTTGCTTCTTCTGAATTTTTATTCAAAATTACGTTTCCATCTTTAATTTCACTCACCCAACTTAATGGAATCAGATGATGTTCATTATGTTCATCATCACTTCGAGTCAATTTAATTGAATCTTGTCCCTCAAGATGATCGACCTTACCGATCTGTGTACCACATGAAGCAATTACTGAAGCATGTTCTTTAATATCGTTTACATTAACGTTACTCATAATGTTTGCTCATCTATTGTTCAAGTTGAAATATCAGTCTAAGACATTTAAAAATTAGTGATGTAAGTATTTTTAAGCTTTAAGTTTTGTTGAGTTATTAATGTAATATTTATAGATTTATTTAATTTATAAATGTATTTTTTGAATCAATACATAAAATTAATAATAATGTGACTCTGTTCTCAATTGATTAATGTTTTCATATTTGATTCATTTATTTTTTGTGAATTAATTATAATTTTAAAAATTTATTGAGATTCTTTTTGTTTTTCGATTTATTCTTCGTTTTAATGTTTATTTTAAATTTATTTATATAAGTTGATGTTTTTTAGTAAATTATTCTTTAATTGTTAATCTTGATTTTTTAATGTGTTCTATTGTAATTTAATGTTTTTTATTTAGAAAATTTCTAAAACGGAAATACTCAATAGGGCTGGGGTTTTGAGCTGATTTTATTTTAATTTAGTTAATTTTATTTTGTACAAACCCTTCTTGGAACTATAACAAATAGTAATATTAAATAAAAATATTTAATCTAGGATGATTATCGTTGATTGATTAATTGAATTAATAACTTTTATCAAAATAGAGGATTAAATATGTCAAATTCTAATATAGATAACGAAGTAGTTAAGAATCTCAGTAAAGAACAACGTGACCAATTGAATGCCGATCCAATTTCCGGCGAGCCAGGAGCACACCCAATTGGGACAGGTGTTGGAGCCGCAGGCGGTGCAGTAAGTGGTGCAGCTATTGGAGCTGTTGGCGGACCTGTAGGTGCTGCAGTCGGTGGAGTAGTAGGTGCAGTTGTTGGAGGATTAGCTGGAAAAAGCATTTCTGAAGCTGTAAATCCAACTGATGAAGATGTTTATTGGCGTGAAACTTACAACACTCGCCCTTATTATAAAGACACGATTAACTTATATGATAATGTAGATTACGATCGTGATTATCGTGATGCTTATCAGCTAGGGTACACTTCTAGAAGCAATTACCCTTATGAAACAAAGTTTGAAGAAGTTGAAGCAGATCTTAAGCTTCAATGGGAAAAAACCAAAAGAGAGTCTCGTTTAAAATGGGAAGAAGCAAAGCATGCAGTAAAAGATGCTTGGGATCGAGTAACTCGTTAACAGATTCTCAAAAAAATAGCCCTTCAATGTAAGGGCTATTTTTGTTGCTGTATATTTTATATCTTTAAATGTACTAGCTCAAACCAGATCTGACAGTTACCCATTTTTTAGTGTGCCTGTCAGGTTAAATTTGAGCTAAATTCTTCTCAGCCCAAATTCGCTTCCCATCAAGTAATGTTTCCAGTGGTGTGCGACCACAGCACATTTTTCCCTGATGAGTTCGTTCA